TATAGCGATCCATTATGTCCTTACTCATTGAGTCGGTCCCGGCAGGGCTTTTACGAGCCATCGGCGGGGTAGCGCGTACTTCGGGACGCGCGGTCTTGATCGCTGGGTTGGTGGGGTTGGCTTGTTTCGGGTTGTCCGAGTACCTAGCCTACTCTGCTGACCTCCCCTATTCACAGGAAGTCGAGTGTGTGGCGTCAGTGGCGTCTAATGAGGACATTGGTGAGAAGGAACGTGTTCCGGGAACAACAAAGTTCCAGGTTTACTGGGTGCATCAGATCCGGGCCCAATTTGGGTGTTTACCGGACACTGGTGCCAACCGGATAATGGTTGCTGAGTGGCTCCGTAAGGAGTTGCTCGCCGCCGGTGTTCGCCCCAGCCACGTATCCCTCCATGTCCCTATTGTGGTTATTGCCAGTATGACCCCGCTCGATTCCGATATCCATGCCGCTCGTCTGGCCAGCTCCCGGGCCAGGCAAGCCCGAATCCGGGCTGCGGCACCAGTGGCTATATAGGGGTGCCCTGCTAGTGTTGCCGGTGTGGACACGTTGGTCGATACGACCAGCTGTCCAAATGTGACCATCCGGTACACACCTCGCCAGGGTAAGCCAAGAGTCATACGTATGCATGCTGGTTATTCATCACTCTGTGTGTACGGCGTCCACAATGACTCTATAATAAATTTAACGCGCGGCATCGTCGAGCGTGTTCTGTTCGTTAGGAACGCGCAAGGCGAGCTGGTTCGAGCTCCACAGCCCCTTCCTGGGGTCTTCACAGGTAGATTGAGAGACATCAAGCGACGCCTACTAGGCCGGTTGCCCCCGACCACCGTTATCCCACGTGGCAAATACCACGAGAAGTATAGCGGTCGCAAGCAGCAAGTCTATTTGGCGGCGGAGGAGTCGCTGGTTAGCAGGCCAGTTGAGCCCCGAGATGCTTACGTCAAGACATTTGTGAAGGCTGAGAAGATTAACTTCACCCAGAAAGGTGACCCCGCGCCAAGAGTGATACAGCCTAGGAGTCCCCGCTACAATGTCTCGGTGGGGCGTTTCTTAAAACCGTTTGAGAAAGCACTTTGTGAAGGATTCCGTAGAATGGAGGGATACCCGGTCATTTTAAAAGGAATGAATGCCAATGATGTCGGGACAACGCTCCGCAAGCACTGGGATAGTTATAGATGCCCGGTTGCTGTTGGCCTTGACGCTTCGCGCTTCGATCAACATGTTAGTGTACAAGCTTTAGAGTGGGAACATGGCGTGTACAACGCGGTATTTAGAGACAAGGAATTGGCTCGGTTGTTGAGATGGCAGCTCCACAATGTAGGGAATGGACGAGCGCGCGACGGATTTGTACGTTATAAGGTGGATGGTTGCAGGATGTCCGGTGACATCAACACAGGTATGGGAAATTGCTTACTCATGAGCAGCATCGTATTGGCATACTGTCAGCAAGCTGGGTTGGATGTCCGCCTTGCCAACAACGGAGATGATTGTGTCCTTATAATGGAGAAGCGTGACCTGCCAAAATTGGATCGTATTGACAAGTGGTTCCTTGAATTCGGGTTTACTTTAACCCGAGAAGACACTGTCAGCACATTTGAGCAGATCGAGTTCTGTCAAGCCCACCCCGTGTGGGTTGGAGACGGGTGGCGTATGTGTCGCAACCCCTTCACCGCTTTGGTTAAGGATCAAGTTAGTCTTTTGAGTTGGGCAACAGAGAAGGAGTACAACCAGTATAGAAATGCAGTGGCAGAGTGTGGGCTTGCCTTAACACGTGGTGTTCCAGTGTGGCAGGCGTTTTACGAGTGCATGTGGACCCCTCAGCAATCCATGCATGCTTCCGGCCGAGTGAGGGATAGTGGGTTTGGGTACATGGCAAGTGGTGTTACTGGGGGGGTGTTAACCGATGAGGCGCGTGTCAGTTTCTGGCGCGCCTTCGGTATTACGCCGTCAGCCCAGGAAGCACTTGAAAGCATGGACCCAGGGTTCAACTATGCAGAGTACTCGGCCTGGACAAAACAAGCAATCAACAATTACAAATCCGACTACGCAAACCTACTAGCAATATGGCGAGGCGCAAGAACCGTGGGGGACAGCGCTCCCATCTCGCCAGCTCCAACCAACAGTCCAGTCTCCCTCGAGGAGGCTCCGTTGTCTCCGCCCCCTCGGGCGTGAGCATGCAATACCGCCGACCATCACAGTACATCTCTTCTGTGGCCGGGGGCATACGCGTCAGAAACACGGAACTTATCAACAACATAACCTCAGCGTCGGCAGCTACATCCAAAACGTATGCCGCTATTGGGTCAAACTTCGTCAATTTCCCTTGGCTATCGGCTCTTGCTCGCAACTACAGCAAGTTTCGTGTGCACGCGTTGAAGATTTACCTTATTAGCTCCTGCCCATCGACGCAGAGGGGCAATGTGGCGCTAGGGTGGTTCTCTGACTTGAATGACGCGACATACTGGTTCACCTCAGGCACAACTGAGGCTATTTATCAGACCCGCCACAACGTCTCCGGCCCCTGTTGGGCCGGTGACGGAGAGCATGTCGTTATGACGATCCCTCCCTCTGAGTTCACCCGGTACACAACGAACCCTTATAAGCGTATTGGCGTTGCAGTTAATTCTGATGGGTACAACCAGTTAATGGCTGGTACCATCGGTTTCCAGTTGGGCTCGAATGGTTCAGGGAGCAGCCTTTCTGTTGGTGGTTTGTTCGTCGAGTATGATATTGAACTCGTCGATTCAGTGCCCAATGGATTTGATGCCCTTTCCGCTCAGACCTGTGACCCACCCTACTGCATTCCACCCCCCGTTTTGATTCCGGATCCAGTCCCAGA